GGACGGGCTGTTCGGGAACCGGAACAGGAGTCGCAACTGGTTCCGCAAACATGTTGATAACAACTTGCGCCGCAGAAACAATGCCTTTGAAAACAGCGGCAACAGTGGCGACGAGAGCAACAGCCTTCACGATACCAGTGAGAACTGGATGGTGCTTAACAAACGCGGCACGGACGCTCTCCTTGGGAAGGTTCTTGGTGAGATCTAACTTCTCCATCTCCTTCTTAGCAGCAGTCCTGGCTTGGAAGGAACAGAGTTGCTTATCAACTTTCTCGAACTGGTCACAGCAATACCGCTTTCTCATGTTCACGTCAGGAGCGCAATCACAAAAACCACGCTTTATGGTATTCGCTGTTGCGTCGCTCGAGACCTTGCAAAAAGCAGATCCACAGTCATCTCCAGTGCAGTCTACCACCGCATGACAACCATTAACAACACCGACGACAGTAAAATCTGGTTCGTCGGGATCCTTCGACTCGTCCTGGGTGAAAGCACTGAATGAGTTCACAGATTCGTAACCGGTGCCTTTGATGTCAGGCACGGAACGGACCCTGACACGACTGTTTTTCCCCGCGGCACCTTTAGCGGTAAACCATTTGACATTCTCTATAGGTGAAGAATCACCTTTGTCGTCGTCGCCGCCTTGCGTATCAATCTTGACTTCAGGGCTTCTGTCTTTCCACGTGGAACAGTCTTCGGCAGTAAAATCGGGATCTTTGCCGTAGGCGGGCCTGGTATCAGCGCAAATCTGATCACAGGTTGTCGCATAAGTTTTGACGTTCGCCAAATACTTGGTCTTAAGGAATTTGATCATGGCCCGATAGCTCATGTCGGACCTGCTGCCATCCTGCTGAAGGATGCTAAAGGAAAGGTGGTCATAATAGCCATCTGAACTGATCCTGTCGACGTCTACTTGCCCATTCGACAACGAGCAACCCTTAGCGAGCGTGACATTTATATCTACAATGCGACGCTTGAAGGCATCCGTGCTAACGGCGGTCTTAAACTGGGAATTCGGGTCCTTGTTAGTCGTCATGGCTATGAAAGTGCTACTAAAGAACCTTCCTTTGGCACCAAGAGCGGCCATGTCAAGAATCACGGGGTTCATGTTCACAAGACTGAGAATCTCAGCACATTCATCGAACTTGGTGTTGGTTCCGAATTCCTCGATCAGAACACCGTTTTGACCGACGTAGCCGTCCCAGAACTTCATACCGGAACTGCGACTGTAGACATTGTTGTTGTATGTCTGGCTCAGAACGTCTCGAAAAACAGAGTTCATCATGTGGGACTTGCCAATACCGGGCTTGCCATGAAAATACGCACACAAAGGCACTTGTCTAACGGCGCAAAGACCACGGTGAATGATAGCTTCAGCCTGAAGAAAAGCGAAATCCGCCTTTATCTTGGCGAAGACTTCTCGAGTCTTGTCATGGCGTCTAATGAGTTCTAGCTCCATCTCGTCGGCGCGAGCCGCGACACTTATAACCTGCTCGACGAAACCAAGCCCATTAATGTTGTTGCCAGCAGCGGCATATGCCTGTCTAAGCACGAGCATCTCAGAGACTATGCCGTAACATGCTTCATCTTCAAGA